GCGGTGGTCATGCCGCCTCCCGGTCGGGCTCGGGCAGCAGCTCCACCACGGTGGCCCCGAGCGCGTCCGCGACCTTCTTAGCCGTCGAGGGATGCACGCCCTCTCCGTCCTCCAGCCGCCGAACGCTCTGCTCGGCAACACCGATCTGGTCGGCGAAGCCGCGACGCGACAGGCCCTCGTTGAGGTAGTGCGTGCGGATGCGCTGACCGACGGTCATGCGACCGCCTCCCGCTGGGTCTCGAACGGGAAGACGGTGAGCACCCCGACGCCCAGCGCGGTGGCCATGGCGTGCTGGGAGCGCGGGGAGACGTAGAGGCCGCGCTCTGCGGCGCGGACGGTGTTGCCCGAGACGAGCGAGCGACGGGCGAGGTCGTTGGGGCTCAGCCCGGCGTTGAGTCGAAGCTCGATGAGCGCCCGGTTGGCTCGCCTCGCTCGGCGAACCTTCGGGTGGAACACTTGCGCTGAACTGCGCGGCATGGGATGTAGTAAAGCACAGACGCGCTAGGTAGCGCAAGCGGGATTCGCCACGGCGCAAAACAGCGCATATGCTCGCGGGAGTGTTGGTAGATGCAGAAGAGACCGCCCGTCGCGTCCGGGCTGCCCAGGGCTACTCCGGCTACCGGCGGATCGAAGACCTCGCGCAAGCCAGCGGAGTTAGCAAGGACATTCTGCGGCGCCTAGTGCTGCGCAAGAACCCGCAAGCCGCCGACAGGGACCAGCTTGAGGCAATCGCCGACGCTTGCGAAGTCCCATACTGGTTCGTCGAGCATGGGTTCAACCCGCCAGCCGAAGTCTTCGATGCGACCTCCCATGGCGATCGACTCACTGCGGTTGAGGATCAGGTCAGGGTGCTGCTCGAAGCCGCCGGCGCCCAAGCGCCCGCAGGCGACCGTGGCCATCGGCTCAGCGCGGGCGAGTGCGCCGTCACCCCTTAGCCCATCCGCCCACTCCAAGGAGACCCCACCCATGAGCCAAGTCCTCAAGATCACCCTCGGAATCGTCCTCGGCGGACTCGTCCTCATCGTCGGCTGCTCCGCCCTCTTCGTCGCCGGCGACGAAACCGTCGACGACCCCACCGTCAACGAACCCAACGAGCCCTCGGGCGACAGCGAACCCAGCGAACCCGAGCCCGAGCCCGACGAGCCCGAAGAGCCCGAAGAGCCGCAGACCGCCAGCGTCGGCGACACCCTCACCCTGGAGGGCTTCGAGGGCCTCACCATGGACGTGACGCTCACCGAGCTCGACCGCGGTCTCGAGGTCGACCAGGACTTCGATACGGGCAGCTACCTCGGGGTGCGCCTGACCCTCACCAACACCGGGGAGGTCGCCTACGACGACTCGCCGTCCAACGGGGCGACGCTCGTGACCGCGGATGATCAGCAGCTCACGTCGACGATCATCTTCGGTGACGCTGGCTGCTCCGGCGCGGAGGGCGCGCGCATCGCGCCGGGCGACACCCGCAAGGTCTGCGTGGCGTTCGACGACGAGGAGGGCCAGGAGTTGCGGCTGTTCCAGTTCGCCTTGGAGTCGGGGTTCGCCGATCAGACCGGCGAATGGACTCTCGAATAGCCCCGCAACGCAAGAACGCCCCGGCACAAAGGCCGGGGCGCGGAGGAAGGATGCGGTTGTGGGGGCCGTGGCCCGTCAGGAGATCATCGCCCGTCCCCGTTCAGCGTGAGCACGATGAAGGCCCCTAGGCCGGCGAGGCCACCGGCCACCACGGAGGCGGCCAGCGACGCGCCGAGCGCCGACGCGGCAGCCCCGTTCGTGACGGCGAACAGGAGCACGAAGAGGGAGAAGGACATGGATCACTCGGTCCGCACGTAAGCAGCGGCGTAGGCCACGATGGTCGCGCTCGCAGCCGCGACCTCCGCGGGGACCTCGACGTTGACCAGCGGCGCGAGGAACATCAGCACCGTGACCACGGCCCCGCCGAAGCCAGCCGCTGCGACCTTCGGGCGGGGTTCCTTGGGCGGGGACGCCTGCGCGGCCTCCTCGGCCGAGAGCTGCGAGTCGTCGTAGGCGACGCCACGCACCCGGCCCTTCATCGTCTGATTGCCGTGGTCCATCGTCAGGCTCCGATCCGTGCGAGGTTGGCGGGGGTGTAGCTACCAGCGCAATCAGTGGACTGCCCAGCCCACTGATTATGGCCGCGGATCGTGGCCTTGCGCAGATCGCGGTCCGTCCGATGACGCGACGGCAGCGCATCCGTGTGCGCGTTGGCCAACACCCACAGGTACGTCCGGGCCTGCGCCTCGGTCGGCTCGTCCCCGAGGGTCGCGAAGAAGTTGATCCCGACGTTGCCGTAGTTCGTGTTCAGGACGTGCGCGCCCTTGTGCAGCGTCGAGCGGCCAAGGATCAGCTCACCCGTGTCGGGGATCAGGTAGTGGTAGGACAGCGATCGCCAGCCCTTCGAGCGGTGGTATCGGTCGAAGCTCTGCGCGAGACTGATCCCCTCGCTGAGGTTCCGCGCCCGTGGGCTTGCCGCGTAGTGCGTCGTGACCTTCGCCTCCGGGCCGAGCGCCCCGAAGTTCGCCGTGGACTCACGCAGCCCGGCTTCCTTCGCCGTCACGATCCGCGGCGCCTGACCGCTGGCGCCACCGGCAAGATCGTCGTAGTAGCGGGGGCCACGATCAAGCTGGCCCTGGCGGTCACGGGCACGCTGGAGCTGCACCTCGGTACGCTCGCCGGGCTGGCGAATGGTCCGCTGCGCGCCGATGGTCACGCACAGGTGCTCCTCGGCGTCGCGCTTGAGGTAGGTGTCGGATCGCAGCCCGAGGAAGTACTGAGCTTCGATGCACGCGAGGGCGGTCAGGAACGTGAACTTGCCGTGTTCGGCGATCGGCACGTCGTCGGAGCTGATCCCGCGTGCCCTGAGGCGGTCGGCACACGCGCGCTGGAGGTTCGCTACGTCGCGCCCGGCCATCGGCGGGTCGACGGTCCACAGTTCGCGGTGCTCGGTCGGGTCTTCGGATGCCTGCCTGTCGATGCCATCTTGAGCCATGGGTGGGCCTCCTCGGGTTTGAGGTATGCGGATGCTGGGTAAGTGGGCCGCCTCGAAGGGGCGGCCGGCGGCGGGCGGCTAGCGGCTAGCGGTACGTCGGGCTCATTGGGCGGGCTCTGCAGGCGCGGGCTCCGCGGGAGGCTCAGGCTCAGGCTCGGGCGGTGGGGGCTCGGGCTGCGGCTGGGCCTGGCATGGCTGGTCAGGGCGGGAGCAGTACCGCGCCACGGCAGCATCAAGCTCAGCGTCCGTCGGCGGGCGTCCCGCAGCGCCGTTCGCGCCTGGTGCCCCGTCGGCTCCGTCCTCTCCGTCCGCGCCGTCCTCTCCGTCCGCGCCATCGGCCCCGTCGGCTCCGGGCGCTCCGTTGGCCCCAGGGGCGCCCTGCGGTCCCGCGGCACCCGGAGGGCCATCCGCGCCATCCCTACCGGCCACACCATCACTGCCCAGCGGGCCGGTCGGTCCCAGCCCTCCACGGCGACCGCGAGGACCGCGCCGGCCAAGGCCCTCGCTCTGGAGCGAGTCGACGATCCGCCCGAGGGACGGCGGCGGCCCGGCGGGCCCGACGCCACCCGGATCGCCTTTCAGCGTCCTGATCGTCTCGTCGGTCTTCTCCTGGGTCTCCTCAGCCTTCTCCTCCACCACCTGCACCTCGCGTTCCACGCGGGTGGCGTCCTTCTTGGCCTCCTCGGCTTCGCCGCCCAACAACAAGTACGCCCCGGTGATCGTCACGGCAAGCGCGAACAGCCCCGCGACGATGTAAGCGATCGGGCGGCGGTCCCTCATCGCGTCGGCAGTCCGCGAGACGAGACGCAGTTGAGCGCAGAGAACGTCTCACGAGCCAGCTTCGCCGTCTCAGGGTCCACGATCTCCCGGAATCCAACGATCTTGACGTTCTGCTCGTTGATCGCCTCGCAGAGTTCTATGACCGCGGCGCGACGATTCTCCCGCTGACCTTCCACCCGGTCGCGCAGGCCGTCAGCGGTCCATGCGAGAGTCCCGAGCCCAGCGGTGGCGGTCACGACCAGCGCGGCCGTCAGCCGTCTCGCGATCAGCTGGTAGCGCCGCTCGAGGCGGCGCACGTAGTGCTCGAGCTGCTCGACGGTCAACGAGACGCCCGGGGCGCCCGAGGGGCCGGGAGGGCCCGGAGGGCCTGGGGCGTTACGGCCCGAGTCGCCGGTGTCACCCGTCCGCCCGGGGTCGCCGGTGCGGCCCGTGTCGCCCTTGCGTCCCGGCTCAGTCATCTCGCAACACCTCTCTCGTCTCGACGGCAGCAGTCGGCACCAGCAGCAACGCGACGAACGCGACGACCAGCGTCTCCGCCATCTCGCCGTTGACCATCGCGATCACCAGATAGGCAGCGCTGACGATCAGCGCCCACGCCGCGAGACTCAGCCGGCATCTGACCCGCCGCCTCATCGCTCGTCGTCCCCCGGCGCGGGCGGCGGTGTCTTCGCCGCTGCGAGGGCCTGCGCGCCGAACCCGGCGCCCAGCAAGCTGCCGAACGTCCCGAACAGAATCGGGCTCTGCTGCCCGGTGAACATCCAGAAGATCGTCAGCGCGATGAGCGCGATGAGCGCGACCGCTGTGGGCGCCAAGGCGAGCCACTCCCCGGCGGAGCGCGGCGTCACGCGGCGTCCCGGCCGCTGTCGCGCCGTACCCGCTCGATGTCCCTGCGCAGGCCGCGGCGGATCTCCGGTAGATCGCTCACACGCACCATCGGCTCTCCGCGGTCCCCGGCGTTGTCGCGGCGGTGTCGCGTGTCGCGACGCCACCACGCCCACGCCGCGGCCAGGACCGCATTGGTGGCGATCCAGCCCGCGAGTAGCCACATGACGTTCGTCAGGGTCATTCGGTACCTCCCGGTCTGGGTCAGGGCCTGGTGGGGGTGCGCAGCGTGATGCGCCTGTCGACGCTCACGACCCTGCGCGTCGCGTCGCCGAGCGCGACGGCGATGTACTCGCCGGGGGCGCTCGCGACCTTACGAATCGCGCTGTCGCCATCCGCGGCGTTGACGGCCAGCCCGGTGACCTGGAGGCCGTCGGTGAGCTGCGCCACGTCGATGACGAGGTAGTCGGGGACCATGCGGGGCCTCCTAGCGTTCGAGTGCGTAGATAAAGATTGGCTAGCGCGCTTGACAGTGGCTAGCGCGCTCGTCATAATGCGAAGCATGGAAACCACAAGCCCCACCGCCATCACCCCGCGCCAAGCGGAGTACCTGACCGACCTCCTCGCCAAGGTCCTGGACCGCGACAGGATCGCCGGGCAACTGGAGCCCACCGCTGACGCCGAGGACCTCGAATACGAGGTCAACCGGCTGACCATCAAGGCGGCCTATCGGATGGGCGTCTCGGGCAAGGCGGCCGCATCCGCCCTCGCGACCCCAGACCTCATGGCAATGATTCCGACCCTCTCCCAGCAGAGGGCGACCGAGACGATCGCCTGGGCGCAGGAGCAGCGATGACCGCCAGCGACCCGGCGCTCGACCGGCTGCTGCGCCGAATCATCCAGATCGACACCAGTGGGGACGCCATACGCCAGGCAGGACCGGCGATCGGGATGGCCGCCGACGTGCAGTGGCGGCGGTGCTGGGCGGCGTTTCACGCCGCCCACCGCGACGACCACGACGCCTCCATAGACATCATGAGTGAGATGCTGCGCTACGGCTCGATGCATCCCGAGCTGGCACCCGGCGGCGGTATCGGCGCGCGGCCCAGCGAACGGCACATCGCCTCCCACAGCGAGCGGTTGAGCGACGTGAGCGCCGCGATCCAGCGCGCGGAGCACGAACTTCACGCTCGACGCAACGAACGCGAAACGCTGGTGGTCGCGGCGGCGACCAGCGGCCTGACCCTCGCACAGATCGCTCAGGCCACCGGTCTCAGCCGCGGTCGGGTCAACCAGATCGTTCGCGGCCGCAGGTAGATGCCGGGGGCCTCCTTAGCTTTCGAGGGCTGACAAGCGGCGGCGAAGAGCAGCAATAACGCCATCCGGCCAGCCGGGGAGCTGCTCACCCCACTCGATCTTCCAGGCCGTCTCGTTGCCCGACTCGTCGAGGACGATCTCGAGTGCGACGGGCCGGGCGGTACCCGCGTCGACGAGGGCGCCTTCGTCGACGAGGTAGCCGATGGTGTCGCCCAGCCACCACTCGTCCCACGGCTGGGGTGCCTGCGTGGGGTCGGGCGTCAGCGTCACCGTCCGGGCGGGGTCGGGGCGGATCAGCGCCCGCGCACGCTCGTACAGCGTCGATTCGCGGGTCACGTCGGACAGGGCCAACACGGCTTCGTAGAGCCCCCACTTGGCGATGCTGGCCTCGGCCTGGGAGACCTGGGGCGCGGGGCCGGGGGTGGTGGCGTCGCCTTCCTGGCCGGTGACGGTGGCGCGGTTGACGGGGAGCATGATCTCCCGGTCGAAGCCCAGGAGGTTCGCGAGGGTGTCGGGTCCCAGCTCGAACCGCACGGTGTCGGAGCGGTCCTGCCCGAGGGTCCCGGCGATGTCGAGCATGGCGAGGGTCTCGGGGTTGTTGTCGCTGGGCCGCTCGATGAACTCGGGGCCGTCGATGACCTCGGTCATCTGGACGAGCAGCTCGGCGATCTGCTTGCCAGGCTCGTAGGCGCGGTCGCGCAACTTCGATGGGGTGAGGGTGCCCCCTATCAGCCCTGTCGGCGCGATCGCGTTCGTGGCGGCGAGCGCGTCGAGCAGGATCTGCCCCTGGTCGATCTGCGTTCGGGTGAGGGCGGCGCGAAGGTGACGGGTTTCGAGGCGCGCGAACGGCCCGCGGAAGGTGCACTGCGCGGTCGCCTGCTCGGCGTCGGCGGTGTCCTGCTGGGGGTACCAGTGGCCGCGGGCGCGTAGCTGGCCGTCGCGGTAGGCCCGCAGTTGCGGGATACCGTTCGCGAGTGCCCCGGCGAGTTCGCCGGCGGCCTCGGTGTCCTGGTCGAGGCTGAACGTGACGCTGGTCGCGCGGCCGATCTCCCATCGCATCGTCGGGATGACCGCGAGCTCGGCGACCTCGGTCGCGGTGTGATCGTCGAGGAGCAGCGTCCACATCGTCAGATGGCGAGCGAGCCGGTGAACACGATGTGCCGCACGCCGAGGTAGGGCGGCATGTTGTTGTGGGCCTGGTTGCCGCCAGACCGCTGCACCCCGGTGCTGCCCTGGTTGGGCTGCACGGTCGTGTCGGTCCCTCCTGTCGACCCCGCCCCCTGCACGGCGGTGATGGACCCACTGGTAGCCGCCGACTTCAACACGATCGGGTGAGCGTGCGCGGCCAACTCGCCCGCGGTGAGGGTGTGCGTCTTCGCGCCGCCGCGCTCACCTGCCCCGATCGTGGCCGAGGCACCGACAAGCATCCGGTCGCGGCCCTCCGGGAGGAGGAACGTGGTGGGAGTCCCGGCGATAAGGCTCTGGATCTGCGCGAACAGGCGGTAAGCGACGAGACGGTTGACCGCGTTACCGTTCGCCTCGGTCCACCCTTCGGGGATTCCCCCGGCCGTCAGCGCGCGGATCTCCCCGATGATCCCCGCCCCGCCGTAGTCGCGGTAGTCACGGATCACGCCGTTGGCCACGCTCGACGCGTTCGCTGCGACGAGGACGTCAGCGAGACGCATCGAGGACGTTGGGGCGACCGGCGCGCCGTTGCGGTTGTCGAGGGTCGCGCCGGCTGTCGGTGTGCCCGCGAGCAGCACCACCCGGGCGTCGGTGAACCCCGACCCGTCGTGCGCGTTGTCGCGGACGGTGAGGTACACCGAGTCGACGCGGGGGTTCGTCGCATTGGACGCGGGGACGTCGAGCGTGATCGCGCTGGCGTGCGGAGCGATGACGTAGCCGCCCTGCTGCGCGACCGACCCGCCGTCAACCCGGGCGAGCCCAACCTGCGCGGTGACGTCGACGGCCATCGCCGGGGCGGCCGCGCGCTCGCCGACCTTCCAGCCAGACGAGTCGAAGGCGCCCTGACGGTCGCCGCGAAGGCCCTGGATCATGCGGCGTAAGTCCACAGCATCGTAGCCGGGGCTTGACCCCACGCCGCCCTGGGTGGCCAGCAGGGCATGGCCGAGCGCTGGTGCTACTGCGAGTTCGGTGGGCACAAGTGTCCTCTCATTGGATGGCGTCGCGGAAGCGGACGCGCAGGCCGCCCGCGCCACTGAACGCCTCGGGCAGCAGCTCCACGCGCGCGGGGTAGGGCGGCAGCTCAAACCACCGCGACTTCACGCTGTTGAGCAGACCGCGGCGGTTGGCCGTCCCGTTGAGCATGACCGTGCGCTCGTCGGTGTCGATGGTGAGCGTGTCGCCCTCGGCGATCTCCCCGACGAACACGAGGCGGCGGTCCCCGAGCTGCACGACCGGGTTGCGCAAGTACCCGTCCAGCTCGATGGTCGGCGGGGTACCAACCGTCCCGTCGTTGTAGACCATGAGCGCCCCGGTCGTCAGCGCGGCGAACGTGACGGGCCAGACCAGCGGGAAGACGGCGTTGCCCACCAGGTCCTCGCGGAACAGCGGCCCGGTCTGCGCGGTCTGCTCGACAGCGCTGTAGCCGCGGGGGTCCGCCGCCCTCACCACCGCCTGGTACTTGATGGCGTTGGGGCCGACCTCGATCGGTGCGGACAGCTCCTCGAGGCGGACGCGCGCGAACAGCGGGAGGCCCTGCCCGAGGGTGTAGTGCAGCTCGCGGTCCTCATCCTGCGCACTGGCGAGGGCACGCGCGATCTGCTGGTACTCCCACCACACCCGGTCGGGGTCATTGTCGGTGCTTTGGAGGGTGCCCTCCCATGTGATCTGGCGGTCCTGGCGATGGCGGGTGCGGTTGACAGAGCCGTGGCGGCCAGCACGGGCGGTCGTGATGACCCGTGTTGCCATCCCGGCGAAGCCCTCCGCGTTGTGCACGCCCCTGCTGCCGGGGGCCAGCAGCGTGACGGGGCCGTCGGGGGTGTCCAGCGACAGCGCGCTGAGTAGCCCACCGGCGGCGTACCGGCGGCGGACACTCATGGTCGTCACCGCGACCGAGGCGCTGGCCCCCGACTCGTTGCCCGCCGTGTCGTAGGCGGCGACGGTGTAGGAGACCTTCTCCCCGGCGGGCGCGGTGGTGTCGGTGAAGCTGGCCAGCGCGCCGTCGTAGATCACCGTGCCGTCGCGGCGCAGGCGGTAGCCGGCGATGTCGGCCTCCGCGTTTGGGTCCCATCCAAGCGTGACGGAGGTGGGCTCGACGGTCGCGGCGAGCCCGGTGGGGACAGCGGGGGGTGTGGTGTCGCCGGGCGCGACGGGTGTCGCCTGCACCGCCACGCTCTGCGCCGACACGTTGCCCGACGTGTCATAGGCACTGACCGCGTAGGAGTACGTCGTGCCATTGACCGCGGTGGAGTCGAGGTAGGCGCTCGCAGCCCCGTCGAAGACCTGGACGCTGTCGCGGTAGAGGCGGTAGCCGGCGAGGTCGGGCTCGGTGTTGGCGTCCCAGTCGAGGCTTACCTGTGCGTCGCCGGGGGCCGCCGTCAGGCCCGTCGGGACCGCGGGCGGTGTCGTGTCGGCGGGCGCGGTGGGGGTTGCCTGCACCGCCGTGCTCTGCGCCGACTCGTTCCCGGACGTGTCGTAGGCGGAGACGGCGTAGGAGTACGCCGTCCCGTTCGTGACGGTTGTGTCGGTGAACGTCGCCGCGGCCCCGTCATAGACCCCCACGCCGTCGCGGTAGAGGCGGTACCCCGCGAGGTCGCTCTCCGTGTTGGCGGTCCACGACAGCGCGACCTGCGCGTCGCCTGGTGTAGCGGCGAGTCCCGTCGGGACAGCGGGCGGCGTGGTGTCCACGGGCGCCGTGCCGGAGTCCGCAGCGGAGAGGTTGTCGATGTGTAGGCCCGGCTCCGCCACCACCGCGGTTGAGCGCAGACCCACGCGCCCAGCAGCGGTGATGTCCGCATCGGTGACGGCGAACTTCTCGACGCCGTCCTGGAGGACCCGCAGGCTGGTGCCGCGCATCTCCAACACGAACCGGGGCGTCTGCCCGACCGTGAGCTTCACGTCAAGGTATCCAATGCTCGTCACGGCACCCGCCACCACCTTGACGAACTGGATCGCGCCATTGTCGATCGCGCCGAGGCCGTAGTAGGTGTTAGCGGTCGCGTCCATCCGCCCGCAGACCCGGGGTGCACTCCCGGCCCCAAGCGCCGCGACAACCAGATCCCACGCCACGTCATAGTCGGCGGTCGCGGGGACCCCCGACGCGAGGTAGATCGCGCCGTTACCCGACGTAACCAGCCTGCCCTGCGCGCTGATCGACGCGGTGCTCGTGTTGGACGACGGGTGCTTGGTGTACTGCGCGCCCGTCTCCCCGACGTGGTTCTCCAGCAGCGTGCCAGCCGCGTCGGTGAAGCTGTCCTGGATGAACGTCGGCATCAGTCGATCGCCCCGAGCGCGCGCATCCGAAAACCGACCTTGCGCGCCAGACGCTCCTCGTCATGCGCGGCATCCGTCACGTTGTAGTTCTCGATGTGCACCATCGGCCCATCGCTGCGCCCCGGCGGCGTCACCCGCTCCCCCTTGTGCACCAGCGCCATCCCATCACGCGGCACAGTCCCACCCGTCGCGTAGGACCCCACGAACGGCATCACCGCCGACCGATGAGTCATCGCCTGACGGGCGAGCGTCGCGTCGGTCAACGCCTCATCGACACGGCCACCCAGGACCCCGCCCTCCTTCATCGCGAAGTGCACGTGGTTGTAGTGCGCCGCCTGCGCATACGGCGGCGTCACCTTCCCGTTCTTGATCGACTTCCCCCACGGGGTGTAGATCAGCTCCTTGAGCCGCGACCCGTAGTTCGCGGCGAGGTGCTTCGCGAAGCCCATCATCTGCGGCGTCGGGCCGGTGCTGTTGGACACGTCCCGCGCCCGGTTCTTACCGTGCATCCCCGGGTCGCCCGGCCGGTACCCCGACGTCACCTGGAGCCCGAACATGTTTCGAGCGACCCGGACGAGATGCCCGAGGCCACCGGGGGCGTCGCCCATATCCCCACCACCGCCCGAGGGAATGATCGACGCGACCTTGTCCCGGATCCACCCCGTCACGCCACTGATCGCGTGCTTGCCCAGGCCCTGGATCCAGCCGGGGAGATCGCCGACACCGGGGAGCTTGCTGATGAAGTCCATCGGGTTCAGCGCGGAGGCGACATCGCCGACTGCGCCCATGGCGCCCTTGAGGAGGTCCCCGAGGCCCTTCTTGTCGCCCTTGGCGGACTTGAGGTACCCCAGCGCCCGGCCGCGCTCCTGGTCGTAGCGCGCCGGGAACGCGGAGCCCTGCGTGTTCTGCGCGACCTGCCCCGCCGTCATCCCCGACTTCGAGAGACTCATCGCGCTGCCCTTGTTCCAGAACCCGCGGCCCAGGAACGCCGCCGCGCTCTGCGCGACGCTCATGTTGTTGATGCCCATCCCCCGCGCGGTGCCATCACGGATCTGCAGGATCCCGCGGGAGTCACGGTCACCGTAGGTGAGGTTGCGCATCCCCGACTCGACGACGCCGGCCATGAACAGCGCGAGCGTCGACTTCGCCCCAGCGCCCATCTTCTTCGCGACGGACGCGAACGTGTCGGCGTTGCCGAGCACCCCGCCGCGGGCGAAGCCCTCCATCCCCATCTTCTGCGCCGCGGAGGCCATGAGCTCAGTCGCGCGGCCCCTATAGGCCGGGTTCGTCGGGATCACGAACTCCGGGTGAGCGGGCCCTTCTTCGCCGACCAGGACGGTCGGGCGATTGACCATGCCTCCGCGCGCCAACGCCTGCACCTGCTCCGGCACCGCACCGGCCGCCCCGGCGGCGGAGAACTGGCCGCCCTGCGCCAACGGCGTGAACTTGAACTTGATGTCAGGGATGCCGGGGATCTTGTTGACGACGTCGATGATCTTGCCGACGAACTTCCCGACGGCGTTCACCGCGCCCTTGAAGCCGTTGGTGATCCTGTCGCGCAGACCCCCCGCGAAGTCGGTCGCGATCCCCCAGATCGACCGGAAGCCCGCCTGCAAGCGGTCGGCGAGCCACGCGACCTTCGCGATCACCCACTCGCTCGCGGAGCGCACCGGGTTCATGATCGCGGTGCGGATGCCCGCCCACGCCGTGGACGTCACGCTCTTGATCGCGCCCCACGTCGACGTGATCGCAGACTTCAGCGCGCTCAGCGCAGCCGTCACGAGCGTCTTGATCGAGTTCCAGATCGACCGCAGGAACTCCCGAATCGCGGTCCACGCCTTCCGCGTGATCGACCCGATCGTATTCCAGTCCATGGTGATCAACGCGACCAGCAGCCTCAGTGCCGTCTTGATCGTGCCGCTGATCTTGTCCCACGTCATCGACAGCAGCTTTGCGATGGCGCCCCACACCACCGTCGTCACCTTCTTGATCGCGTTCCACGAGGCCGTGATGATCGACTTGATCGCGCCCGTCGAAGCGGTCGTCACCACCTTGATCCCAGCCCACGCGGCCGTGATGACCTTCTCGATCGCGCCCCACACCGTCGTGGTGACCGCCTTGATGACCGTCCACGCCGTCGTGATGACCGCCCTGATCACCGCGAGCTGGACCGTGATCACCGCGGTGATCGCCTGCCAGACGACGGTGATGACCGTCTTGATCGCGCCCCACACGACGCTCGTGACCGTCTTGATCGCGTTCCACGCCGTGGTGACGACAGGGACGATGAACGCGACGGCCGCGGCGACCACCTTCTTGATCGCCTCCCACGCCCCCGTCACGATCGCGCGGAACGTCTCGGACTCCCGGTAGGCGACCACGAGACCGGCGACCAGCACCGCGATCGCGGCGGCGATCAGCATGGCGGGGTTGGCGAGCATCGCCGCCCCGAGCGCGCGCATCGCTCCAGCGAACCCGAGCGTGGCGACCGTCGCGAGCTTCGTTCCGATGACGGCGGCGGCCAGCTGTAGCTTGTAGACGACCCACGCCGTCCCGACCGCAGCGATGACCGCCAGTAGCGCCGTCACGGCCTCCCGGTTCTCGGCGAAAAACACGACCAGCTTGGACACCGCGCCCCCAACTCGGATCACCGTCGCTTCGAGGAGCGCGAGAACCTGCTTCAAGTAGAAGCCTGCGCTTCGAGTGTCCTGGAACGCCTTGTCCGTCGCCCCCGCGGACTTCGAAACCGCATCGAAAACCGCGACGTTACCCTCCGCGTTGCCTCCCAGCAGATCGAGCACGCCCGACAACGCGCGCACGTTCGGGAACAGCTTGGCCATCGTTGCCTGGTTGCCGTCCGTGCGCTCCATCAGATCCTGAAGGGTGACCAGCAGCCCGCGTTCACGAATCGACTTGCGGACCTCATCCGCGGACGTGCCGAGCGCCTTCATCGTGTCCGACGCGCCCTTGGCCGGCTTGACCAGGCCCGCCAGGATCGCTCGCGTCTGCGTCGCGGCATTCGCGGCATCAGTACCCGTCCTCGACATCGCGGCCATTGCCCCCGCGACCTCGTGGAACTCCACGCCCATCGCCGAGGCCAGCGGGACGACTGTGCCGATGGCCGGCGCCAGTGCCGACGCTTCAAGCTTGCCCTCGCGCACGGCTACGGTCAGCACATCCGTGGCCTGGCCGGCCGTGATTACGTCCGACCCGTAGGCGTTCATCGCCGATGTGACGGCGTCCGCCACGACCTTGGTCTCACCGAGGCCAGCCGCTGACGCCTTCGCCGATATCGTCAACACGTCGATCGCTTCGGCGCCCTCGATCCCCGCCGACGTGACGAAGAACAGCGCGTCGGCGAGCTCGCGCGGGCTCTTGCCAACTTGCGGACCGAGCGTCAGAAGCTCCTTCTTCCAGGCGTCGACCTGCTTCTGGCTGACGCCGACGAGCGAGACGATCTTCTGCATGGACTCGTCGAACTTGACGCCCATGAGCAGCGATGCGGCACCGGTAATCCCGGCCGCGAGACCAACCCGCTTGAGGCCGCCCGCAGCGGCACCGGCCGCCCCGCCCATCGCCGCCGACGAACCGGCAGCGCCGCGCATCGCCGTTGCCTGCTGCGTGGCGGCAGCAGCGCCGGCACGCGAAGCCGACGCCTGAGCGGTGGAGGCACCGGCCGCGCCACGCATCGCCGTGGCCGCCTGACCGGCGGCACCAGCCAGCGAGCGGTTCCCCCCCGCCGCCTGCGTAGCAGCACCGCTAGCGGTGCGGAGCCCACCGGCTGCACCGCTCGCGGCGCGCCCAAGCGTCGAGGTAGCCGACGACGCCCGCCCGGCCGACGCGCCGGTCTTCGCCATGTTCGCGTTCAGGCCCGAGAGCTGCGAGTTCACAGCACCGATACCCTTCGCCCGCACCAGAACGCCAAGGACAGCCGCTGAACCCATGCCTCACCGTCCCTTCCGCATCGAGCGTTCCTCGGCAGCCTTCTCCTCGGCCGCCCTGACCATGTCCAGCGCGCGACGCTCAGTCAGCTCGGCGGCGCTCATGCGCGCACCCAGCTCCCACGCCGTCATCCCCAACCGCTCCGACAACTCCAGCATGTAGCGCCGGAGCTGCCCGGCCTCGTCCAGCGCCCAGCGCTGCCCATCGGGCAGCCTGCCGACGGCGTTACCGTCGCGGGCGAAACCGCCGCCGTGCCTTCTGCACGTCCTCCTCCGTCGCCTTGCTGATCTCGTCGACGACCCCGACGACCAGCGAGAACGACGAGCCGAACTTGTGCGCGATGACGTTGGCCTCCTCCTCGCTGAACTGCGGCTCGACGACGGCGCGCGCGAACTTCAACACGCCCAGGCGCAGCGAGTCGACCTTCACGACGTCGCCCTTCATGGACATGCACTCGTCCTGGATGCGCGCGAGCTGCCCGGCCGTCAACGACCGCACCACGACCGAATCGCCGATCGCTTCGACCTCGACCTCGACCTCGTCGAGATCGCCGGGCCCCGACAGCCACGACTGCTTGTCGTGCTTGGCCTCGGGGATGACGTCCACCGCCGCCGGGCCGTTGGTGTTCTCCCGAACCACGCCCGGCTCATCCCCTGTCTCGACGCTCACGCGATCGCCTTGACGATCCCGGTCTCCCCGGCGTTCTGGAGCTCCACGTCGACGGTCGACGCCTCACCGACGCTGCCCGACAGCGGGCTGAACTCCGGGAGAACCGCCGTCATCGTGTACGACGGGTTCGTCGCGGACACCGGGCCGGACGTCGGCTTCACGACGACCGGGAACGTCGCCTCGCTGTCGTGCAGCGGCCACAACGTCGCGTCCACGCTCGCGGCGGCGTAGTCCTGGAAGAACGTGATGCTCATGGTCGCATCTCCCAAACCCACGAGGTTGGTCTTGTAGGCGTTGCCGAACGACGTGACCTCCTGGAGATCCTTCGCCGAGTTGATCTCCACCATCGAGGCGTGGTCTGACAGGTTCACGCCATCTATGACTATGTCTGCGTCCCTCAAGATAAGCTTCGCCATGGGTAAACACCTTTCTGTGTTATACTGCGGTTATGATTGAGGAGAGGTTCTGTGAGCAGTGCGGTGCCCAACTTCGCTACGACTCGCGCTGGGGACCCAAGCGCTGGGCAACCGTCAGGTTCTGCTCGCTGTCGTGTCGTGTTCTGGATCGCCAGCCCGCCCTGCGGCCCTGCGTGCAATGCGGCGCATCCTTCCGACCTAAGGCGGGCAGCAGAGTCGGGCGGTTCTGCTCCAAGGGCTGCTACTACGCGGCCGGGGCGGAGCGAAACGGTCCGCGCGTCGCGCAGTACAAGGACCAGCGGATGGTCACCGCGCACGGCCATCCGATTGCCCCGCCCTCCGGAGTGGTGGCTGTTGCCCGGCTGGTGCTCTACGACAAGGTCGGACCGGGTGAGCACCCATGCCATTGGTGCGCCGCATCGGTGGCGTGGAAGACGGGGCTGGTCGAGGGGGCGCTTATCGCGGACCATCTCGACTGGAACCGCAACAACGACGACCCAGCGAACCTCGTGCCGTCCTGCCACTCCTGCAATGGACATCGACGCCGCACGGGCGACGCGCCACTACTCCAGGACGACGACCTGACGATGTTGTGGGGCGGTAGCCGCACCCGCGCGGTCCGGCGATACTGCCTCGTCTGCGATGACGCCTTCCTGACGATCCCGGCAGCGGTGAAGAAGGGGAGAGGCCTCTACTGCTCCCGGTCGTGCGCCCGGAGGGTTCGCCGGGCCACCTTGCCCCCCAACCCCAATGGAGGTTCCGAATGACCATCGACCCGAGCTATGAGGAGTGGCAGGCCGCACGGAGGCGAATCGCCAGCTATTACCCCAACTTCAGCGACCACGAGACAGTTTGCGTGCTGACCGAGGCCGCCCTCGGCCTGTGTCCGCCGAAGCCCGCGGCCAGGTGCGGGCGTCAGATCGGGTCGTTGAGGTGGGCCTGCCGCCGCCCCGTCGGCCACCCCGATGCCTGCCGCCCCCACCCGATGGCTGGGGACCCGCCCACCGAGCACGTCCTCCGCTAGCCGCGAGACGTGAAGCGGCCTACTCACCTGCTTTCTGTGTCGTGGCCTCGATCGCTTCCGCGACCGCGTCCTTGTTGGGAAGCGACTCGGGATCGGTGACCCCGGACGCGGCCGCGAAGTCGTTGAGTTCCTCGCGGGTCTTGCCGGTCAGCCCACCGACGACCTCGAGCTGGCCGCGAGCGATAAGACGCGCCTCCTGCTCGGGCGGGATGAGCTGCTCAAACGTCTCGCCCGGCTCGTAGCCGAGCACTGCGCTGGGAGCGGTCACGCGGTAGCGCCCAGCGGTTCTTGTCGGCTCCTCGTGAACGAGGGGATCGAAGGTGCTCATTACGACTCGCCCAGCGCGAACGCGCCGACCGTCAGCGACGTGACGGCGGAGTAGGTGATGTCGCCCAGGCCGTCGTCGGTGTCGGCGTAGTGCTCGTAGGGGAACGGGCCGATGAGCCGTTCGCTGCCGGCGGCGACCGCGACCTCGTTGTCGGCGATCTCGGAGCCGTAGCTGGTGGTCTTCGGCGTGACGATCGTGACGGTGATCGCCGCGGCCGACCCGTTCTTGACGTGCAGCAGGGTGTCCTTGCCCGGGGCGAACTTGTCGCCGCCCGCGGCTGCGGCGGCGTACGCTGGGACGATCCCGGCGCGGCTGACGGGCTGAGTTGCGAGTGTGGCCATCTAGGTGCCTTCCTTTGTGCCGAATGTGGGGAACGGGTCGGGGTCAGGCTGGGGTTCGTCGAGCGCTGCGCGCAGCTCGTTGAGGGCGCCCGCGGCCTGCATCCACCACGCGTCGTCGAGCGTGTCGACGAGGGTGCGGACGGCGGCCCGCGAGACCGCGATGCGGTCAGGGTCCATGCGTGTCTCCTCGCGGTCGCACTCAGTCTGCCTCTCGGATCTCGAAGTCGAACCGCTCGAAAAGGCTGGGGAACCAATGCCGCGCCTGCGCTACCGCCTCGTCTAACGTCAGCGTGGCCGGGAAGCAGAACGTGGCATGGGAGCCGTCACGCGAGTCTCCCGTGCGGTCCACGACGGCGAGCGCTGTCCAACCGTCGCGGTGATGCAGCGCCGCGACGCCCTGCGGGCCACTCTTGCTCGGCGGCAATCGCTCAACGCCGAGGCCCCACGGGACGATGCCCTCAGCTTCGCGCGCACGGCGCATCCCCGCCCTGTGGAAGCCGTGCCCCGGTGATCCCCAACAGCAGAAGACGTAGGGCGTCGCGCTAGTCACGCGGGCTGCGTCCAGAGCCTGTAGAGGGCGCCGCAGTGCCAGTAGGACTCTGCGCCGTCCTGCTCGGGATAGGCCGGGATGTCAGACTCGTTGCGCAGGTACAGGTGCTCGCGGCCCGTGATCGCCAGGACCGCGTTGTCGAGCAGCACGTCGACGCGCTTCGCGATGTCCTCGGCCGGTGTCGCCGACGAGCCGCGGCAGATCGCCTTGACCTGCCACACGTCGTTCTGGACGTGCGCACCGCCGAACTGCAAGACCCGGGTGCCCGCGGCCCCGTTGAACACGACCAGCGGGAACGCGGCAGTCTGCGGGCCGATGGAATGGAAGATGTTGCCGGGATCGGCCAGGAGCCCCGTGAGCGTGGCGTCCCCGCTCAGACGCGCGAAGATGGCGGCCCTGACGGGGTTCATGCGCCGTCGTCCTCGTCGTCGCGCACGGTGGTCCTGCGAGCGCGCTCTCGCTCGTCCTCCCTGCGCAGCAGCCACCCAAGAGCGAGAGCCAGCACGAAGGAGGCAGACGACTCGGCCTCCACGGCGTCGCCAAGGACGAGAAAGACGAACGCCAGCAGCAGAAACAACACGCTGACGCCGACGAACACCACCCATGGCGTGACACAGGACAACCAGCGACCGAGGGTGGCCCCCACGGGGTTCATTCGTCGCCGTCGTCGTGGTCCACGGTGCCCTCTGCGAGCTGAGCCTCCGCGACCTGGGCGCTGGCGCGCAGCATCCCGAGCGCCGTCCACATCATCGGGGACGAGCCGCCGTCGATGCCGCCGCCTGCGCGGTGCGCGAGGTAGCGCGTGTCGTCGGGGCCGGCGACGTCGATGGTGAGCGTCCACCCAATGGCGATCTCGCCGTCTCGAAGCAATCCGCCGATCGCGTCGTGGACCTTGCGCTGGGCGTCCTCGTAGGCCATCTACTTGTACAGCTCGCGGATCGCCTTGCGGTGAGCCGCGCGCTCAGCCTCAGCCGCCGGCACCATGAACGGCCGCGCAGCGACACGTGCGGTCCCACGCTCGATGAACTGGCCGGGGAACCCCACGACCGCCTCCCAGTCATCGCCCTTAGCGCGCTGCGCGCGGATCGAGTCGCGCGTGCGGCCCGTCTTGACCGGGACGCGACGCCTCGCGTCCTGCGCGATGCGCTCGGCGGACTGCTTGTTGACGCTGGAGACCTGCGACTCGACGCGCCGGACGATCTGAGGGATGCGACTGACGAGCGCCACCTACACCGCCTCCTTCGCTTCGGCGCGGCGCGAGAGCTCCCAGGCACCGCGCTGCTTGACGAGCGTCACGTTGAAGGTCTGGCCGTCGACGAGCAGCCGGTCGGCCTCGGTGACGTCGGCGAGCGCGGGGAACGTCACGATGTGCGTGGACTCGTCGACGACGCGCTCACCGGTGGTCGCGCCCTCACCACCGCCGGCCGGGGCGATGCGGCACGCGACCGTGGCGACATCCGCCCAAGAGGTCGTGGTGCCGCCACCACCATCGGAGACGGTGGTGGCGCGCTGGACCGTCGCGACGTCGGGGAGCGCCGTGTCGGCCGTGGCGCGCATCGCGGTGATCTCGGCCGTGGTGAGCATCAGCCAGCAGCCACCGAGGGCACGCGCACCGACCCCGAGCCACGCCGGTACAGCCGGGCCATCGCCATGCACTGCGCGTGGACCTGCGACCGATTGAAGCGCTGGCTGTCCTCACCGAAGTCATAGCCGGCGGCGGCACGCCCCGCCTTGATCTCCCAGCCATCCGCAGCCGCCGCGTCGAGGTCCCACGTCGGCACCCAGGCCGCCTCGGAGGGCGCGACGCCGTCACCATCGGGCCGCCTCGCCGAAGCGAGGAGATCCTGGACCTCGACCGTGGACAGCGTCGGCTCAATCGTGGGAGCCACGAGGCGCTCTAGGCGCGCGTATGCCTCAGCCTCGGTCATCGCCTACGCCTCCTAGATCGAGCGTTCGCGCGACGTCAACGCCACCGGATCGGCGGCATCGTCGTCGCACACGTTGACCTGGAACGGGTGCCACGACGGGCGCTCGCCCGTGCAGTCCGAGGACCGCACGGGCAGCACCAGTCCGACGCCGCGACGCTCGGGCCCAGCGTGCCCCTCCACGGGACCGCCGGGCTGGTGAGCGTCGAACCAGCGTCGCATCCGGCTAGGGCTTCCCGAGCGTCTGCTCGACGCTCGGGCCGGGGGCCGGCGTGACGCCATCCGGGTTGGCCTCGGCCTTCTTGTACGTGCTCTTCGTCGCGTCCCGCGACAGCTCCACGAGCACGTCGGGGTCGTTCTTCGCGGTGCTCTTCTTCTCAGCCATGCTCAGGCCCTTTCTACGCGGCGTTGACGAGGGCGACGACGGCACGGTTGAGGTCGTGCGTGAACACGCCCAGCCGCGTCTCGTAGCGGATGCCGGTGAGGTTCTCCTCCCACATGTTGCGGTCGACCGTCCCGTCGTTGACGGTCGCCTCCCGCGACACGTCGAGGGCCACGTCCTTGCGCAGCCGGACGTGGATGTTCGGCCGGTGCACGACGAACCCGACGATGTTGGCGGGGGCGCCGGCCGCCGCGAGCGGTGCGGATGGGCTGTTGAGGTTCGACGAGAAGGACCGCGACAGGCCGTACACCGGGTCGCTGTCGTACAGCTCCTTCGTGGTGTCCGTCGCCGAGCGGGCGTCACGGATGTGCTGCCCGAACCCGGACGCCAGCAGCACGCCGTAGTTCGCGGAGTTGGTGTACCCGTTGGCCTCCAGCACACCCATCGCGGCAGACACCGCGACACGCAGCGCATCGCCGGTCGTGCCGAGCTCGACCGTCGAGGTCGTGGAACGCAGCATGTTGTCGTGCGCGCCCGCGATGTCCGCGCCCGAGTCCTTGCCGATGACGTTCGCGTCGATGACGTCCGTGATCGCGCCGCGGACACCGGAGTCGACGAGAACGTTGAGGTCGCCGCCCTGCACGTCCTCGAGCATCTCGTCGGTGAACAGCACGATGCTCGTGACCTTCTTGACGTTCAGCTCGGCCACCCCGAACTCACCACCGGTTACGGGCTTCTTCGCGCCCTCCCCGGTGTAAGCGGCGGTCGGCTGCCCAAGCCAGATCGGGAACTGCGTACGGCGTGAGGTCGTCGACTTCGCGTCACCGGCGAGCGCGACCGCGCCGGCCTGGGCGAGGATCGCGTTCGTCAGGATCTCGCCCTGCTCGGGCGGGAGGAGGTACTTGCCAGCGGCATCAGTCGCGCCGCTGAACGGAATCTGGTTTGCCATGAGACGTCCTGCTTTCTGTACATGGCGACCCGCTCAGATGCGGCGTGCGCCCGGTTTTAGGCTTGCTTGAGAACTCCTGCAAGCCACGTGTTGTGCTGCTCTTCTGGTGTGCCTGTCGGCGCCGCGCTGGCGCCCTTGCCCGCATCCACCGACCCCA